AAACTGTGGCCATTGAGATTTGACGAAAGCTAAAAAGCTCTGTTCACATTGCTCAACCTCATTGAGTTCTTTAAGTCTTTCCGTAAGTTCGAGGTACTCTTTAAGTACGTCTTTTGGTAGCTGTTCCCAAAGCTCTTTGTCAATTTCCATAAAAATTTTGCAGCAATTTTTTAACATGATAACCTTGAATAAAGGAACTGTAAAGCTGTATAAAAATTCCATGGAATATTAGTCTGAAAAACTCAGGCGGATACGTGCCTAAAAGCTACCTATATATAGGGGGGGTAGGGGGGTTAATAACTAAGCGTAGTAAACCGCTACTACCTTTTTAACCTTTATATACCCTAAATTAACCCTTAATTAACCCTTATATTAAATAAGTTAATAAAACCCCTTTACTTTAATAAAGTAAAGTAGTAACCTATATATACCTTTTTAAAAGGTGGGTTTTTTAAAAGTATTAGGTTACGCCTTTTTAGGCGTGTGTGTTTAACGCTTTAAGCGAGGAAAATGCTAATGAGTAAGACTCAAAAAGCTAACGCCAAAGCCCAATCTCTTACCAGAGATGAAGCCAAGGCTAGACTCTTAAAAGCAATAGGCGACGATGCTGAACTAGGTGAATGCTTAAATGTATTCACTAAAGTCAACACCAAAGCCGTAAACAGAAAAGGTCTTGAAGACAGCATGGTACTCATGCGTGGTTCTAAAGATCCTCAATCTGTTTATATTGCGGAAAGAGTTGATCAAGCTGATGGGAAAACAGTAGCAGAAGCCATGGCTAAAGTAGTGAATCAAGTACACGGTAGTTACCGTATTGCTGACATTCTCTATGATATAGCTAGAGGCTACCTACTAGATCCTAGAAGCTAAAGAGTAGAATCAGTAACCGCTGATTAATCGGGGTGAAAACAACCCGAGGGGAGAGATCGTCTAAAAATCGAGATTCTCTCACTACCCTTTAGCCCGAATCTAGAATGTAATAGTATATAGTTATAAGGGCATTGGGCATTGGTATATTGTAGTGTAGTATTGCGTTTTTGGCAATGGCAAGCGATACCAATTGCACGCAATGGCAAGCCTTATAGAAACATTTGGCAATCTTAACAAAGCCCTTTACTTTCACATATTCAGGCGTATAATGGGTATTAAGTAAATGAGTTTCTTAATTCCCAGTCCTGGCTGCTGGGATGTGTTTAATTCATTATAAGGAAAATGTAATGAAAGAAGATCAAGCTAAAACGCCAAGTCTTCAAGATGCTCAAGAACTGGTCGGGCTCGCCATCGCTGGTGACAAAGATCTAGAGTCTGCTCTTGAAGTTCTAGTCGCTCAAGCTACTCGCAAATCTCAAGGTCGTGGGTCTCAATTTCAGACTCAAATGTCTGAATATATGGACTCAATCCTTGCGATAAACGAGTCGCGTCTTGTCAAAGCTCAAGCGAGAAAACACCACGAGCGTGCGGAGTTTGCCGACGGCAAAACTCTACGCGAATGTGTTGAGTCTCAATACTTTGACTGGGCAGATCTGAAGTATGACATCGTCACCTGTCGCTACCTAGTGATTGTTGATGGTCCTAACTTCGATCCTGAGGGCTAGAGTTTAGAGTCGGGAGGTCCTAGACCTCCCTAACTCTCCGATAATTGGTTCTGCGAAAGTTGTGTACCAAGGGGAGTCCTATGTCTATTCGTCGAGCGTCTTGCTCTCTCCCTCTATTACAGTTCCAGGAGGCAATATTCCTCCTGTCTCATGATATAGTTGTTGCATTCTGGCAAGAATGTCCTCCTTATTCATGGTCTCTACCTTATTGACTGTGAGCTCCGACCTGTTCACATACAGACCTGCTGCCTTTCCACGACTGACCTCTGCCGTTACCGCAGCAGACCAAGCCCCATTGCGCACTGCCCCATCACGAATGTCCTTCAAATCTGTTAAATGAGTTCCGAGCTCCAGTCCTGCTCGGTAAGCCCCACGCTCTTGAAGAACAGTGATACGGTCCAAGACCTTAGGATTGTTCTTACTGGCAAGCATAGTACCAGCACGTTGAGCATTCTTCTCCGAGTACCCAGCTGCAATGGCAGCCTGTGTTTTATTCATGCCTTTGGCAACGTTCTGTGCAAATTTCTCTTGTTGAGGGGTGAGAGTTCCTGATCCTTTTGTTCTCGACATCTGTACCTTTTCCCTGTTTTCCTCCGAAACAAGGAAAACCTAGTTGAATACCAGAGTTCTATTATATATGGACCACTGTTTAAAAGTAAACACTCTATTTTACAACACACGTCATCATCATGCATTATTACCAATGCATTACTCACTTATTACCCCAATTCCACCAATACTCGGCTAATAACCCAGCTCAATATATCCCTACTCCTTTTGTTTACTACATTTCTAATCAAAAGCTATTGGGCTATTGGCTAAACTGTCCCTTTTTTACATTTTTATTTTTTCTTTTATGCAACCCTATATACCAATAGCCCATTCCTCTTTACTTATGAACGAGTTTAGTCGATCTAGCAAGTAAGTGATCACTAACTAAATATTGAGTGCCCACTAAAACAGTCAAGTAAGTAAGTACTTACTAACTTTGTAAAGTAGTTACAACTCCTTTACACTCACTTAATCGTTAGTATAATAGTATGGTTAATAAATAGTTTATTAACATTGTTTAATTAATCGGAGGAATATAATGAACAATCTTCAAAGATTTGTGAATTATGCTCAGCCAGTCGTCAAAGCGGTAAGGGAAAATCATAACGAATTTCACCGTCTTGAATACTTCAGCGTCAATGCTGAAAATCTATTTGTCGAAGAGGGCTTCTTAATAGAATTCATGACAGAAGATAAGTATGATCCCAAACACTTCAATGGTGCTATACCGTTAGTTGTTGCTAACTGGGGAGAAGAGACTGGGGCTAGTATAGTCCTAGAATTGTCCGCTGAACAGCGTCAACTATTAAGTTCCGAAGTGGCTGCTATTCTACTGGGTGAAGACTATAAACTATGGGAAAATGGCGTAGTTTATTTACTTATGGATCATGAGTATTATCAAACGTGTAGTGGTTTTACGGTCACTGAACAGATTGATCCAACTAACGGTGGGGTGCATAATGCGATTGACTTTCTGGCTAAGAGTTTGGGTCTTAACTATCTTACTATAGATTTTCCGTATAGTCGTACAGAATATATGTTAATAGATTGGGAGGATGTATGATCTGGTTTAAAGTATCACTAGAAAAAGAATCTCTCGACGGTAGCGAAGAGCTGACTCAAAAGGTTAGGGAATTACTAGATGTCGATGATATGTATGGCGAAGTGCTATGTACTGGGAGCCACGAAATCAATGAAAATGATATTGAGGCTGAAGATAGGTTTTGGGAGGAGTATAGCGAATGGGAGTTCGACCTCTTGGCTGAGGGTACGGAAGAAGAGCCTATCAAACTCAGTAATCATGAGATTATAGTCATAACAACGGTGGAAGACGAAAAGGTTATTCAAATCGACGGCGAAGATCTTCCCGTTTGGTATGTTAAAAATGCTTAAACAACTCGCTTTAGAGTCGTTTAATCGTTAGTATAATAGGTAGTATAGGTTGAATAACCTATACATTGTTTAATTAAGCGGAGAATGCTTATGGAAAATTCAAAGGTTGCCAACTCAGATGGTTGGTATGTGTATAAAAGCTCGGATGACGATGGACTGTTTATGCCTGAGATGTGGGACTATGAGACTATGAAAGAAGAGTCTCCTTTAGTTTACCAAGAAATGAAAGTCATCTACTCAATACTTGAGATGTTTATAAGAACTCAAGCTCCAGTGTATGGCTATTACTTCAGTGAAACTCATGAAACAGATGAGCCATCAGACCTACCCACACAGTGGGACGAGAATGATGAGAAGAAGGAAGAAAAGATCTGGTCAACGGTCTACGATACTCCTTTGTCTTATTACTATCAAGCTGGTGAGTATCATCATATCTCAGTTCACCGCTCAAAAGAGTTCACTTACTATGCGATCAGTCTTCGTGGCTGTAGCTTTCAAAGTGCGTTAACCGAGTATGTGCGTATAAGGAATGATGACTCATGAACGCTAAGAAAGCAAAAGAACTCAGACGCTCCCTGCGTAAAGGGGGAGTGGACTGTACGGAAGCTAAGCACGTACAAAGGATGGTCAAGGATAAGGATGGGGTGGAAAAACGCCACCCCACCATATTCCTGGATCCTAAGTGCGGCAGAGCTATTTATCAACAACTAAAAAGGAAAATGTAAGGAGAATTATGTGCATAAAGAAAGTAGATAACCTCACTAGAAGGCTTAATAAAGCCATGAGGACAACCCTACTTAATTGTGACCCAGATGAGCTAACAAGATTATCATCTACTGTTAGTCTTGATACGTGGAAAACAATAAGTAGATTACTTGTGATAGAGACAACTCTACACCCAAACTATACCGAGAGAGTAGAACAATGAAATTAATTTACGCAAGATATCCTGGCAAATGCCAGCATTGTGGCGGTAAAACCGAGCGCAATGAAGAGGTCTGGTGGGAAGCTGGAACTGGAGTAATCCACAAAGGTGTGTGTAAAGCAGAGTCGGAACGTGAAGGTGGTGGGGCTATTCAATCATCTCAGCACGAGAGGTTAATGCAAGATCCCGAGTACGCTAAAGGAGTACAAGACGCAAAGGACTATCAGTTTAATAGGGACACCTTTGGCAGCGACTACGCAGAGGCGATACAAATGCAAAAAGAGTTCAATGAAGACTCCTACTAAGGTCTACGAGTTTAAAGTCTATACGCAAAAGAATGTATTTGCGTTTGGTAAAGGTACATTAAAA